ATTTGGGGTGGTGATTGGGCGAGCTGTCCCGCTGGCCCGCATTTCGAATTGGACCGGGGGAAATACCCATGATCGGCGCATTACTGCCCGCCCTGGTGCCGATCCTGGGTGATGCGCTCAAGCGACTATTCCCGGATCCGGAGGCGCGCCAAAAGGCTGAGGCGGAATTGAACGCCGCCTTGCTCGCGCGCGCTGGTGAATTGGAAAAGGCCGCCGCCGATATCATCAAGACCGAGGCCCAATCGGAACATTGGCTCGCTGCCTGCTGGCGTCCGCTGATGATGATCACCTTTGGCATCCTGATCGTGCTGCGCTGGCTCGGCTGGTCCGCGCCTGGGATCAGTGAGGCCGAGGCGCTCAAGCTCTGGAACATCGTCGAGATCGGCCTGGGCGGTTACGTCATTGGCCGCTCCGCCGAAAAGACGCTGCCGCGCATTGTGGAAGTGCTGAGGCGATGAGCGCCTTCGATACCGCCATGGCAAGCCTGATCGCCGATCCACATCTTGGCTGCGATGCTGAGTATCGCCAGGGCGGCACAGGCGCGCCGATCAGCCTGCGCGTGCTGCGCTCCTCGCCCGACCGCATGGCGGATGCTTTTGGCACAGAGGTGATCTCAGCCAGCGATATTCTCTCACTCGCCATCGCGACGCTGCCTGACATCACGGCGGGCGATAGTTTCTCAATCGGCGGCGACGTGCTCACCGTCCGCCATGCCGAACGCGACGCCACCGGCACCGCCTGGCGCGTCTTTTGCCAACGATAGGCAAACAGCATGAGGCTTGGCGCGCAGCTTGTCGGCGATCTTCGAAAAATGCTGGCCGAAGAACTACGCGCGGGCGAACGCGCTGCCATGGCAGCGATCCGCACCGAGACCGCAGAGGTCAAAGCCGAACTCCGCCAGCAGGTCACCACCGCCTTTGCTGGCAATGCGCGCGGCATCGCCAATGCTTGGCGGTCCATGGTTTTTCCCCGCACGGGCCAGTCACTCCGGCCTGCTGGGCTGGTATTCACCAAAGTTCCCAAGGTGATTGATGCTTTTGAGCGCGGGGCGCTGATCCGCGCCAAGGGCGGGCGGAAGTTCCTCGCTATCCCGACAGGCTTTAACGCCGCGCGTGGCAGGCGCGGGCGGGGCGAGAAAGGCATGCGCGTGACGCCGGCGCAGATGGTCGCCTCGGGTCAGGCGTTTCTGCGGCCCTTCAAATCAGGGCGCGGCTTTGTCTGGTGCCTGCCACTCCGCGCCGGGGAACAGACCGGGCGGCGGCGGCAGCGCCTGCGCTTGATTGCCGGTGGTGTCACCGAGATCGGCACCGCCCATCGCCGAGGCCGAGAGGCCTGGGCGCGCGGGCTGCTCGCGCGCGGCATGGTGCCGATGTTTCTGCTGCTGCCGCAGGTGAAGCTCACCAAGCGGCTCGACGTAAAGGGCGCGGCAGAGCGTGGCCTGCGGCGCCTGCCCGGGCGTTTTGTGGCGGCCTGGGCCGCCGAGGCAGGGAGGCCGCGATGAGCCTGCGTGAAGCCGCCCTGACCGCCCTGTTCGCGCGCCTGAACGCCAGCCTGGCCGCGCGCGACCCAGCGCCCGTGATACGCCGCAATGAGACCGTGCCGCAGCGCCTGCCCGCTGGCGGGCTGGTGGTACTGCGCGATGGGGAAAGTGTCGCAGAAACGCCCATCCTTTCGCCGCTGGCCTTTGCCATCGAGCACCGCGCGGAAGTCGAAGTGCTGGCAGCGGATAATGTGCTGTTGGATGCGCTTCTGGTTGCCATCGCCGCCGCTATCACCGCCGACCCCATGTTGGGCGGCGCGGTGGAATGGGCGCAGCCCGGCAGCGCGGATATCGAGGATGTTGAATTCGAAGGCGCGGCCAGCGCGCGTGCTGCGAGCCTGCCCGTCGCCTTGTTCTTTACCGCCACCGGATCACCGCTGGCCTGATCGCCCACCAGGAGAAACCCCATGCCCCGTGCCATTGGCGCGAATGCGCGCCTGCTCATGATTCCTGAGGCCAGCTATGGCACCGCGCCAAGCGGCAATTGGCGGCGCATGCCCTTTCTGTCCTGCAACCTGGGCGCAGAGCAGCCGTTGCTGGATGCGGATGTGATTGGCATTGGCGGCAATCGGGATACTGGCGCGCCGCTATTGGATACGGTCACGGTGGCGGGCCAGGCGGTGATGCCGATTGACCTGATCAATTTCGGGCATTGGCTGCGGTTGCTATTCGGCCCGCCGACCACCAGCGGCACCAGCCCGAATTTCATCCATAGCTTTGGCTCGGGCCTTGCGGCGCTGCCTTCCAACAGTATTGAAATCGGCTATCCGGATGTGCCGAATTACGATGTGTGCACAGGCGTGCGTGCCGATACGCTGGAGATGGATTTCACGCCGACCGGTGCTGCGACCGCGACGATTGGGCTGCTGGGCCAGGGATCGCTACGCGGTGCGGCGAGTTCCGGCGGCACGCCAAGCGGCGCGGCGTTTACGGCCTTCAATAAGGCGCAGGGTTCCATCACCCGCGCTGGTGCAGCGCTTGCGCAAGTGACTGGCGCGCGGATCAGTTTTTCGAATGGGATGGAGACGGTACGCACCATCCGCGCTGACCGGAAGGTGGAGGGTGTTGATCCCGGCATTGCACGCTGCACCGGACAAATCACGGTACGGTTTGAGAATACGGTGCTGCTAGCGCAGGCGCAGGGCGGCACGCCAGCGGAATTCGCCATGGCCTTCACGATGGATGCCAATCGCAGCCTGACGATCACGCTGCATGAGGTTTATCTGGCGCTGGCCAAGACGCCGATTGAGGGGCCGGCAGGGGTGGAGGCGAGCTTTGATTTCAGGGCTGCGTTCAATGCAACGGCGGGGCGGATGATGACGGTGGTACTCAGGAACCAGCAGGCGGGGGCGGAGTATGGGTGAGCGCATCAATCAAAAATTCAGTCAACTGGGTGCCACCTTCGCTGATTGCGACTCATCAGACGACGAGCCGAGTTCCTGTCTGAGATCAAGTTGATTTGTAGAGCCGTATTTGAACACGTAGGTTACCGTTTGGCCGACCATTGCATCGAGAAGATTGACCGCGCGCGATGCGCAGTCAGCAAATTCGACTGGTTCGTCCAACACTCTGGGCTTGACTTGGGCTAGCTCCTGCACGTGAGCGATATAGGCGTTTCGGTGTTTCAACTTTAGAGCATTCAATGACTGTCGAAAGGCCTTCACGTCCTTATCAAGAGCGGCTGTCCGTTGAGAGTCCAAGCCCTCTCTCTTCATTGCGGCAAAGGCCGATTGGAAGGATCTATTGCCCTTGCTATCATCATCAAGAGCGGTAAGCCGCGTCACAACATCTCGCGATGCGCTCTCCAGAAGTACAAATTCAAGGGCGAAGGCCTTATAGCTCATGGTCGCGAGAGTGGGCAAAGCGTACCTCTCACGGCACGCGTAAATGAGGATGAGCAGCCAGAGGATATCTTCTCTGAGGCCATCAAGAAGCTTCTCCGATGATGTGAACTGCTTGGCCACGTATCTGCTACCCCACACGAATTCCGATGGTTGTGTTAAGTGGATCAGGATTCAGCATTATCTTGCCCTTCGCGCTTTCCGAGATCTTCAGTCACGCGCAAGGTCCTGCAGTAATTCAGGTATGTCGCGTGCGCCGTGCAGGACCCGGAGGATGCGCGGCGGTACCGCATTGGCGCGATAGACAAGGATATAGGGAAACCCACGCAGGACAAGAAAACGAACGCTTTCTGATACGATATCTTGTCGCTGCTTACCCATATCGGGATGCTCGCCTAGCAGCTGAGCTGCATATCGGATCGCAATACGCAGGTCCTCCGCGGCGCGCGGATTCTCCTGAGCAATCCAAGCTACCGCCTCCCGGATATCAGCGCGCGCCTCCGGGGAGATAATGGCATCGGCGCGGCGTGTTGGCGGGCTCAGCGAATCTTCCTTGCTGATTTCGCACGTGAGATCACCTCGCCGAGCTCAGCATCTACCTGATCGGCGGTAAGCCAGCCTTTTTCATCAGCCTCACGTTCGATACGCTCCAGCATTTCGGCAAAGGCCGTGCGCCGCGCTTCCTGGTCCGCAAGGAGGCGAAGTGCGGCGCGCATCACCTCACTCACATTGCCGTAGCGCCCGGAGGCGACGCATCGCTCCGCAAAACCCTCAAGCTCGGGCGTTAGACTCACATTTGGCATCGCTTAGCTCCTGCCCTGGACATGTCATACTTTGACATAACAGGGCTGCATTTCAAGTCTGGAGATTCCCCCATGCTCACCCTCGACTTCCCCGTCGAGCCCTATTGGCTCGCCCTCCCCCGCGGCGTCCGCGTGGAAATCCGCCCGGTCACCACCGCCGTGATGGCCGCCGCCCAGGCAGCCTCCGCGCGGCGCCTCAGCGCGCTGCGTGCGGCAGAGCCGGAGCTAGACCCCGACATGGCCCGCGGCCTCGCCTTCGCCTTCCTGGTCAAGGCTCTGGCCCGCCACGCCATCCTCGCCTGGGAGGGCATCGGCGATACCTCCGGCAAGCCACTCCCGCTTTCCCCCGATGCGGTGGAACGCCTGATGGATCTGGATGACATCGCCGCCGCCTTCTGGGACCGCGCAACCTCACCAGTCGCCACCGTGGCCGCCGAGGGAAACGCCTAAGGGCCCGCGCCGCATGGCATTTCGGCAGCGGGCCCGAATATTGTCGCGGCTGCGCGGCCATCGCGCGCGACTGCGGCGATAGCTGCCCTTACACGGCACACGCGCCGCTCAGCATCGAAGCCCATGCCTGCTGGGCCGCCGGCACCGCCTGCGCTGAAGCCAGCATGGCGGGCATTACCCTCAACATCGCCAATGCCATCGCCGCCGCGCGTGATCTCGGTGCGCAGGGCTGGGCCGCTTCGGAGATGCTGATGGCGCTCCGCATCGGCATGGCGGAAGGCATCGCCACACGCGGCAGGGAGGAAACGCCCCATGGCTGACGCCACCCGCCGCGTCTCGGTGCGCCTGTCCTTGGACGACGCCGCACGCGTAAAACAGGAATTGCGTGAGGTCGGTGAGGCCGGCCAACGCTCCCTCGCGCGTATTCAGGGCGGTGCGGAACGTGCGTCCCGCGCGTTGGATTTACTGGATATCGCCGTGCGCGGCGTGCAGATCGCGGGCTTGGCTGCTGGGCTGCGCGCGGTGGTGGTGGCCGGCGATGCGCTGACGCAATCCATGGGAAGGCTGAATACCGCGCTCGGTTCGGTGGAACGCGCCGGCGAAATCTATGACAGGCTCTATCAGGATAGCCTGCAAACCGGCGTCGCCGTGCGTGAAAGCGTGGACGCCTTCGCGCGGTTTTCCATCGCGGCGCGGGAAATTGGTGCGACTTCGGATCAGGTCGCAACGCTCGTCGGCGGCTTGCAGCGCATCGCCATCGCCTCGGGCGCATCGCAGCAGGAAATCTCCTCCGCCACCCAGCAGCTGGCCCAGGCCCTGGCATCAGGCACGCTGCAAGGCGATGAGCTGCGCTCCATCCTGGAAGGCCTGCCAACCCTGGCACAGGCACTGGCGCGCGAGCTTGGCGTTTCCATTGGTGAACTCCGCAAGCTCGGCTCCGAGGGCAAGCTCACCGCCGATACGGTTTTCCCCGCGCTGTTGGGCGCCGTTGAAAAGCTGAATGGCGAATTTGAACGCGCGCCGCTTTCGGTGGGGCGTGCCTTTGGGCAGCTTACCGTCGCGACGGATCAATTCCTCGCCCGGCTGGATCAAGCCATCGGCCTTTCCAATACGCTGGCCCAGGCGCTGTCCGGTGCGGCGCGCGTGCTGGATGGCGTGCGGCGCGGCTCCGGCCTTTTGCTGCCCACCGAGCAGGAGGCCGCGCGCCGGGCGGAGGCTGCTGAGTTGCGCGCGCAAATCGCCCGGCTTGAGGCTGAAATCGAAGGCCAAAGCCTGCCCACCGAACCACGGCGCGGCAGCATCCGCAGCGGCCTGGTCGGCACCGCGCAGCAACAAGCCGGGGTCGATCGCGCCGCCCGGCTGGAGGAATTGCGGCGACAGTATCAGGAACTCGCGGAGGAAATCACGCGCGGCGAGCAGGCCGCCGGCGAGAGGCAGCAGCGCGAGGCGGAAAGCGCTGCCGCCCAAGCCGCCGATGCACGCCGCCGCCGCACAGCCGCGGATGCCGAGGATCTGCGTCGCGCGCTCGATGATCGCTTTCGCATCAATAGCGAATATGAGGACCGCGTCCGCCGCCTGCGAGAGGCTGAGGCCGCCGGTGGTATCACCGCCGCCGATCGCGCCCAGCTTGAAACCCTGGCGCTGCAAGAACGTGATGAGGCGCTGCGTCGCATTGAGGGCACCACGCGCCGTGTTGCCGCCATCCCGCCCGCTGATCGCGCGGTGGAACGTGAGTTGAACGACCTGCTGCGCGAACGCGAAAGGCTGATCCTGGATAATGAGAATGCCTATGAACGCTATCAGCGCCGCCTGGAACGGCTGGGAGATCTGGCGGAGCGTGCCGAGCGCGCAGGCCGCCCCATCCCGACCGAGACCATCGCCCGCGAAGGCGAACGCGCGCTGAACGAATTGGAGGAGGCCGAGCAGCGCATCAAGCGCAGCACCGAGAATACGCGCGATGCCGCGCGGGAATTGGGCTTTGCCTTTTCCTCGGCCTTTGAGGACGCGATTGTGCGCGGCGCCAGGCTGTCTGAAGTGCTCAAGGGCCTGTTGCAGGATATGACGCGCATCATCGCCCGGCGCACCATCACAGAACCCTTGGGCAATGCGGCCTCGGCCGGGCTTTCCAGCATCGGCGCGGGGAATTGGCTGAATGATATCGGCACAGCCATTGGCGGCTTGTTCCGCGCCGAGGGTGGCCCGGTGGCGGCAGGGCAGCCTTATATCGTTGGCGAACGCGGCCCGGAATGGTTTGTGCCGCACCAGGCCGGCACGGTGCTGCCGAACGGCACGGCGCCGGGCGGCAGCACCACGATCAATACCTCCATCGCCATTGATGCGCGCGGCGCTGATGCAGGGGTGGAGGCGCGGCTGCGGATTTTGGCCGGGCAGATTGCGCGGCAGTCATCCAGCATGACTCTGGACGCCATTCGCCGTGGCGGCAGCGCTTATGAAACAGTGCGGGGATAGCAGCCATGGTTGAATATGCCTGGCCCGAGGCGCTGCGCCCAACGCGGCTGACATTCTACTTGCAGCACAATACCACGCGCTTTGTCTCGCCCATTACGCGCCAGGCGCAGGTGCTGCGGCGCGAAGGTGCGCGCTGGGTGGCGCAGGCGAGTTTTGAACCGCTGGATCGCAGGCGGGGTGGCATTCTGGAGGGGTTGCTGGCGGCGCTGGCGGGATCGCTCAATACGGTCAGGATTTATGACTGGCGGCGGGAGTTTCGCAGTGGCGATCCGCGCAGCCAGGGCCAAGTGCCAAGCGGGCCATTCTCCTTTAACGACGCGACAATCTTTACCGATGGTACCGGCTTTGTCGTGGGCTCGGGTAATCCAGCGCTAGCCGCCGGTGCGCCGCGCGGTGCGCTTTCGATCCAGACGCAGGGTTGGTATCCGAATGCGATTGCGATTGGCGCGGGGGATATGATTGGCCTTGCCGGGCGGCTTTATATCGCGACCGAGGCCATCACGGCATCCGGCACTGGCACGGCCACCATTCCCATTGCACCACCCTTGCGCGAGGCTTTGCTGGTGAACCAACCGCTGGTGCTGACGAGGCCCAGCGTGCCGATGCGGCTGGTATCGGATGATGAGGCCGCGAACCCAACCCGCCCGGACGGCTTTACCGCCATCACCATCCGGCTTGAGGAGGCGTTGTAATGTCAGGCAGCAACCCATCGCCACGCCTAACACCCGCCGCCATTGCCGCTGCGGCGTCACCAGTCGCGGCCCCCGTTGTGCTGGTGGAGCTTGATTTCGCCTCGGGCTTTTTCCGGGCCTGGACGGGCATTGGTCCCCTGCATTGGGCGGGCAAGGTGTTTGAGGGGCTGGGTGCCATTGGTGCCGTCAGCGAAATTGAGGAAACCGTCGAATTGCGCGCGGTGCGGTTGACGCTCTCGCTCTCACCGGTGCCGCAGGAGGTTGTGGATATTGCGCTGGCCGAGCGCAGCTTTCGGCTCCGTCCCGCACGGCTATGGGGCGTGCTTCTGGATGCCGAGGGGGCTTTTGTCGCCGATCCATTCCCGCTTTGGGCGGGGCTGATGGATGTCATGGAAGTGACGGACGGGACAGAGGCCCGGATTTCGCTCACTTGCGAAAGCCGGCTTGTTGATCTCGAACGTGCCGAGGTGCGGCGCTACACGGATGCGGACCAGCAGGCGGAATACCAGGGCGACCGGTTCTTCGAATATGTGCCTGCCTTGCAGGAGGCGGAGATACGCCTGCCGGCGCAGTGATGCGGCGGGGGAATTGGTCCCCGCCCTCACATAAAAATCAAATCAGGCAGCTTCATTCATGGCGCGTCGTGCGGCGCGTGCCAGAAAGGCGCTGCGGCTTAGCCCTTGGCGTCCAGCTTCCTTGTCCACCTCGGCCAGCACGTCCTCCGGCAGGGTGATATTCACGCGCACGGCGCGGGCGTGCTGCGCCGGTGCTTTGACCAGAAAGGCCACCGCCTCGCGATGCGCGCGTTCTGCCATTACCGTTTCCAAGGTTGAAGCTGCGGGGATGGTCTCTGCATCCTCGATCATACCTTCGATATGCAAAGCGAGTGCTTCAACCGCTGCCGCGCGCGCTTCATCGAGGGTTTTGCCGGCAGAAATGCATCCCGGAAAATCCGGAAAGGAAACGCCGTAGTCACTGCCGGGTTCCTTATGGATCAGGGCGATGTATTCCGACATGGTGGTCACTCCATCCTGAGGCCGGCTTGTCGCGCGATGCTGCGCAGGGTTCCGAGCGGCAAATCGCGCTTCGGGTGCGGCACCGTCACCCGCCCCGGCCTGGACGGGTGCTTGAACTGCACGTGACTGCCCTTTTGGGCGACTTGCACCCAGCCATTGGCTTTGAGCGCCCGAATGACGTCGCGGCTGTTCATGTGCGTATTTATACACACCGGACGCGCAGTTCAAGAAGGCTCTGTCCCTGTGGCCCCAACCGCTGCCTTGGTTCAGCAACGCCGCACAGATTGGGCAGAGCGGCTGGCGGCGCTGCTGTCGGCGGCGGAAGCGCGTCCATTCGATGCGCGACATTGGAATTGCGCCAGCTTCGCGCTTGCCGCTGTCGAGGCTGTCACCGGCCATAAGCCCTGCGTTCTTGTGCTGCCATCGCTTGAAGCCTCTGCCGATAGCGCTGGCTTTCCACGTATCGCGCCCGCCTATGCGCGCGCGGGCGAAATCGTCCTGGCCGGTGATCCGCCGCGCCTTGGTGTGGTGGTCGAAGCCGGGCATGCGGCGTTTGTTGGGCCACGCGGTCTGACCACGGCGGCAATCACCGAATGTGAAATAGCCTGGAGGATCGGCTGAATGCCCGTCGCCATCCCAATCATCGCCGTCGCCGTTGGCGCCGTCGCCTCAGCCGCTGTGGGTGGTGGCATTATCGGTGCCTTGGTTGGCGCCGGCACCGCCTTTGCCATCACCAGCGTTGGCGGTTCGGTCTTTCCCTCGCGCCCGCCCTCATCACCCGCTATTCCAAGCCGCGCAGTCGATAATACCACCGCCCCCGGCGCAGGGCGCACGCAGTCCGTCCGCCAGCCACTCACGGAACACCAGATCGTCTTTGGCCGCTGCAAAGTGGGCGGGCCCATCGTGTTCATCCATTCCGCGACTGATGATCAGGGCCGCGCCGATGGCTATTTCTACACGGTCATCGTGCTCGCCGCGCATCGCGTGCAATCCATCGGCGATGTCTGGTTGGGCGACACGCTGGCCACGGACGCGAAATTCTCCGGCTTGGTGCGGATTGATCGCCATTTGGGCGCGGCGGATCAGGTGGCGAATGCAAATCTGATCGCCGAGACCGGCGGCAAATGGACCGCCAATCATCGCGGCCGCGGGCGTGCCTATGTCGCGGTGCGGCTAAAGATCACCGCCCAGGCCTTTCCCTCTGGCCCACCCAATATCGCGGCCCTGGTGCAAGGCGCGAACACCATTCTGGACCCACGCAGCAATACGACAGGATGGTCGGACAATCCTGCCCTTTGCCTCGCCTGGTATCTCACCGCCCCCTTTGGCTGGAAGGCATCCTGGGATGATATCGACATCCCCGCCTTGATCGCCGCCGCCAATATCTGTGATGAGCTAATCGGCACCCGCGCCGGCGTTTATGAAAAGCGCTACACGGTCAATGGCCGTGTCTCCCTTGGCGAGGGGAAAATCGCGATTACGCGCAAGCTGGTGGCCGCCATGGCGGGCGCGCTGGTCGTCTCGGGCGGGCGGTTTTTTATTCATGCGGGCGGACCCGCGCTGCCCGTCACCACACTCAATGCCAATGCGTTGCGCGGAGATGTGACCATCCAGGGCAGCAGGCCGCGACGGGATCTCTTTAACGGCGTGCGCGCGGTTTATGTGGACCCGGCCAAGAACTGGCAACCAACCGATGCACCGCCATTGCTCGCCGCGAATTACGTCGCCGAGGATGGGGGTGAGGCGATTTACCGCAGCATGGAATTTCCGCTGACAACTTCGGTCGCGACCGTGCAGCGCATCATGAAAGCCGAATTGGAGCGCAATCGCCGCCAGCGTGAAGTGGCCTTCCCGGCCAATCTTTCTGCGTTGCGGTTGCGGCCCTGGGATAGTGTGACGCTGGCGCTTGATCGGCTTGGTCC